GTTGCTTTGAATCGCCAAGACGCAAAATCTTCGGCTTCGTAAAAATCATCTAGCTTATAAAAAAATTCATTTGCGTTGCTTGTTCCAATGTCTACGTATACACTGTCTTTTTTTAAGCTCCACTCAATGCGGGCGATTCCGTTCTTTGCTCCGCTTGCTACACTCAAAACAAGGTGTATTTCGTTTTTTTGCGCTGTTGCTGTTATAGTCGGCGTATCTGGTGCCTCTAACTCTACGTAAGTTTGCAAGTCATCAAGAGTTAATGGCGGTAGTGTTGCTGGTGGTTTGTCTCCAAGATTACTTGCCCAAGATGGCTTGTACTCTGGTATTTCCACTGTTTCATAAATTGCAGTATTGTAGTCTGCTAGAGTTAAAACATATCCGTTTGCATTTTCTTCTGAGCCGATTATAATCATCTCGCTTGTTACTGGCGCATCCGCAACTCCGTAAGCGAATAAATCCCCTGCCATTGGTGCATTAACTGCACCGACTTGTATCGGTGTTGTTAGCTCAATAATTTTTCCAATTGCGCTCTTTATGTTTACAGTTATTGCTTGATGCGAAAATGATTCGCCAAATCTATTTAAGCTTATAATTGCTATGTTAGATTTTCCGCTCGTGTAACTAAACGTGTCATAAAGTTCTAAGTGCGTAATCAAATCATCATTAACGATAATATTTTTTATTTCGCCATTGCCCACGCCTGTTTTTAGGCTCTCGGTTTGTAAAAGTACTTTTGAAAGAGGTGAATAAAAAACACCCTCTAGGGAAACTGAAACTCGCACAAGCTTCGGGCGCAATTTTTCTATCGCAAGCATTTTTCTTCCGTGCTTTACAATTTGCTCATAGGTTGTTATTCCATCGCAATTTATTGTTGCTATAACAGATTGTGGCGTCTCTTCCATACCATCACGCATAACCAAATACGATGCGTTTTCGTATCCTAACGATTCGTCTATGTAATTTATCAACACTCCATCGGCTTTTCGTTCGTACGTTTTCTCTACTGTCGTGTTAATTATATTTTGGCTTGTAAATAAAGCCACAGGCTGATTGTTTACCTTGTCGGTTGCTACTTGTATTTTACCTTGTAGGTTTCTAAACAACACTGAATCGCAAATAGACAAAATAGTCTCAACTACTTGATGTTTAGGTTTTGAATCAATTAGCACAAGATTAACCCTGATATTTTCCGTTTCACAATAATTGTATAAATCTTCAAAACTAGGCAAATCAAGTTCATCAATGGCGATTGCGCTTAGCGAATGTGTTTCGCTTGTTAATACCTCCACAAGCCAACTTGCTGGATTGCTTGTCTGAATTTTAGCGTTCCAGTTGTTAGGTGTTGGTGCTACGCCTTGCGTGATAACATTTATTTTTGATAACTTGTCCTGGTTTGTTTCTGTTGCTTTAACCATGATTCCTATGCGTGTGCTTAGTAATCTTTGTTTGTCCGGGATTCTTTTTTCATCTACGAAAGTATTTGCTTTCTTGCTTTCCACTTCATCAAACAATTCTGCCTGCGTATAAACACAATAACAATCGTCATACCCTTGCGCCTCGCTTTTCACTGTCGGGCAAAGTAGCCGCACTTTTATTACGTCCGTTTGATTTTTTATTTCGTTATATGTAAAAGTTTTTCTTGCGGTAAATCTTATTTGCTCTTGTGTCATGCGAGTAAAAACATTGTTGTTTGAACCTGTGAAAGTAAAACTTGTCCACGTACTTCCGTTAAGCGAATACTGCGGTATTACCTCAACGGTCCGGCTTGTTTTGCTTCCTTCGTTGTTGTACCCTATCAACCCATTGAACAAAATTGCGACTTCTAAATATTTTGAGTTTCTCGGAAATTCAAAATTAACTTCACCCTGTATACCGTCTTTTTTTTTCGGCACACTTGCTCCGCTTTCTGCGTGATAAAATCTTTTATTAAACTCGGGCGTCTGGAATTCTCCACCTTGTGAAATTTCTATAAAGCTTGTTTCGTCGTAAAGTGAACTATCCGCATCAAAATAAAATTTACCAGCTTGCGGTGTTGTATCGCTAAACTTGCGCAAGCTTGCCGCTCCTGCTTTAACTTCTTTTATAACCTGTTGATTAAACCCTAGTTCAAAAACCCTAAATGAATATTGGTCTCTTCCATCAGTGCCAGCAATTTTATTAATTGGATAGTCTAAAAAAAACGGCGTGAACAAATGTTTCCCGATTATGTACGGTTGCGTCTGTCCTGTTGCCTGCTGATTTTCTGCTCCTGCAAGATAAGGCAATGACTCTATGCTTCGGTTTAAGCTTTTGTATTGACTCGGTTTAGGAGGGTTAAAAGCTGAGTGCACTGTTCTAAAAAAATCTGTGATTGGTTTTGTAAGTTTGACAATTGGTTGCAATACATCGCTAATTGTGTGTTTAACAGGGTCTGCAAGAATCGATATATTTGTGTTTGCTTTAGGAAAAACACGAACAAGAATAATGTCGCCATCTTTTACTTCATAACTATCGCTACATTTAACACCGCCAGAAACCGCTATAAACTCGCCAAGGTGTTTTAATTGCGGTATAAGTAAGCCTTGTTTAAGATTTATTTCTTCGCCATGTTTTGAATCTAACCCTTTATAAATTAACGCTTTCATACAACCTCGAAAAACTTTTTATTTTTGAAAACCTCTACGGGCGACACTCGTGTGCCTGTTTTTATAATGTGCAAAACATTTTTTTCATCAAGCATAAAACCTAAATGAATTTCATTGTTAAATTCTGTCTGCATTATTGCGCCATCCTTTGGCTCTTGTATCTCTCTAACATTAGCACGTTTGACAAAGTTTTGCAAATCTTTAACGTCTGCTTTTTTTATATCGTGAAAGTTTTTTAATTCTTTGCCGTTTCTTTTTGTACATTCGATTACTAAACGGTAACAATCAAAATCGCTTGTATAACTTGCAAATAGCAAATCTTGATAATCAATCATCGGCGGTTTGTGTGTGCTGAATAAATTAAAGATGGGAACGCCATATTTAATCGGTCATCTTTTTTGAAGTTCAAAGTTATTTCTTTTGCGTTCCACGTTGCAGAGCAAAACTGATGATTATAAACTTTAACCTCTTGAACAACATCATCAACCATAACTGCTATAACTTTTAGTTGTATGTTTTCATTTCGTTCTAACCAATAAATCAAATTATTGTCAACGGTTGTTATTTTTAGGCTCCCCTCTCCATCGAATCCATGAACCTTTTCTTTCGGCGCATAACCAAAACTGCTAGGTAAAAAAGTTTTATCTTCATAAATTATTGGTTTCGTGTCGTTGATTAAATAAATTTTCTCATCCCCTTGAGTGATTTCTATTAACCACTTATACGCATAACTTGCGTGAGTTTTGAACAATTGCTCTAGCACTCGACAACCCTCATACTAATCTCTTTGCTGTTTTGCCCGCTTGCGGTAAATGGCTCTGTCAATAAATATTCTGCCGTCCCTGCTTTCCCATCTAAACACGGAAACTCAAAAGATAAAGAACCGTCTTTTAAGCTGTTTTTGAACCATTCTACGAAAATAAAATATTCTGCTTTTGAAAAATAAAGATTGAATGAAAATTGTTTTTTGCTTTCTGTGTTTATTCTTCTTGTTTTTATTTTTCCGTTTTCTAATTCTGTTCGTTCAACATTATCAATAGGAGACCACTCTACGCCGTATGCTTTGCTGTTTATCTGACTGCTCCATTGAATCATTGGTACAACCTCCCCTGTAATGAATTTTGCATTGCTCTAAAAGCGTTGTTATATTTACCCTCTGCCATTTGCTTCGTTACGATTTTTTCTACGACAAAATTTATTCCATCTTCGGTTATTTGCGGCTGTGCTTTAATCTCGTTGCTGGCTTTGTTGTAGATGTTTATTCTTGCTCCTGCAAGCCTTTCTTTTCCTGTCGCTAAATCATAAAGCCGTCTTTGTTGTGCTCGGTTTGCTATAAATTCTCCACCTGTCGCTTTTATGTCTACTACATCACCAGCTCGTGGATTTCCAGGCACAAATCCACCTTGTGCAAAGGCTGGAGGCTGTGGTTTGTTAGCTCCAATTAAAGCAGCTTGAGCCGCTCCTGCGGTTGCTATTAGTCCAGCTAGCACAGGACCTAATATCGGTCCTGCCGTCAATGCTTTTGTAAACGCAACCGCTGTATTTACAATTGAATTTGCAAGGTTTACGCCCCACTCCCACATATCCATTTTATACTTTTCTTGCCTTGCCTCTTTGTCTAACTTTAACAATTCATCTTCGTAGTTTTCTGCACTAATTAAACCTTGCTGATATTTTTCATCAAGCTCTTGCTGTTCTCGTGCCACCCTTGAATCGATGCCTTTTTGAGCAAGTGCAGTTATTGCGCTCATCATGCTTGTATACTCGCTCATAAAGCTTGATGCGATGTCCAGGATGTCGCTTGCTTTCTCTTGCCATGATTTTATCACAATAGCATTTTCTTTTTCTTCTGCCTCTGCGATTTTTTCAGCCAAGAATATTTTTGTTTTTGCAAATTCTTCTTCCAGCCGTTTTCGCTCTTCTACATTATCTGTTAACAGTGCAATCGTCTTGTTGTAAAAAGTTTCTAGCTCATCTAACTGCTTTTTAAGTCTCTGGCT